AATATAGGGTCTAGCAAAGATAAGATTGTTAATAGTGAATACAAAATTGTGTCCGAGTGGGGTCAGTATAATATTATTATGAAAGATGGCAAAAAATTCAAAAAACATAAATGGAAGAATGAACCAATAACTGAGTATATTTAATGGGTATTTTGCGAATATTTAAATATGTTAGAAAAAGATTGATTAAACTCTCGCTTGAAAATAAAATGCTAAAAAGGCAACTAGAATATTATAGAGCAGTAGTAGAATCAATAGAGAAAAGAAAACATTAAATGGTCAGAAAAAAATCCAAATATAGACATATTTCGATAGGTAAGAGAAAATATTATTTTTACCATATCATTTGGGAAGATATTTTAGGTGATAGTTCGCATTTTTCATTTAGTGAATTTGAGAAGATGAAACCAGCAGTTATGAATACTTATGCTTATGTATTTAAAAAAGATAAAAAGTATTTATGGACATTTGCTAGTTATGATGAAGAAACCTTTAGTGATCGTAATGTCTTTCCTATTGGTTGCATAAAAGAGTTAAAAAAGATAGAGATATAGGAATATGAAATCCGACATAAACAAGGCAGAAATGAAGAAACAAATGGGCAGACCACAAAAACCCATTGATGAAAAAATACTAGCAAATTTAAGTCAGATAGGTTGCACACAAGAAGAAATAGGTAGCATTGTAGGAATATCTGCTAGAACATTACAAAGAAGATTTGCCGATTTATTAGAAGTTAATAAAAACAAAGGTAAAGCTAGTTTAAGAAAAAGAATGTACGAAAAAGCTATGAAGGGTAACGATAAGCTTTTGATCTGGTTAAGTAAGCAATACCTAAATATGTCTGATAGAATACACAACACCAATACTACAGAACCTTTACCATTAATTATTGAAGCAAAAGCAGAAGAAGTAAAAGATTTGAATGGCAAAAAAAAAGGGTAATCTTTATGGTAAAGTCATAGAATATACTCGTACAGAGAATGGTACATCTATTGGCAGACGACCTAAATTTAGTTCAATGAATAAAAACAGAAAAAGATCATTTAAGAAATATCGAGGACAAGGTAAATGAAAAGATCAAACTTTTATCCTAATGGTGAGTTTATACCCTACCAAATGCCACAAGATTTTAGACCATCACAAGGTAGAGGTTCTTGTGGAAACTGCGGAATGTTTTCTGAAAGAAGAATGTTTTGTGGTGTATTCAGGACTCAGGGAGTCAAAGATACTTATGTTTGCAACAAATGGCGACCTAGACATTTCAGAAGGTAATGGAACTAATAATACAAAATGATGGTGTTTATACTTTAGTTGAAGTTACAAAAGACATGATAGACCATCTTAGAATACTTGCAGATGTAGATTGCTTTTCTTTGTGCGATATTATCAGAATAGAATTTACAGAATATTTAGACTATCCAATCAATCAGCATATTATGAAAGATGGGTCAGGTTACTTTTATGGGTGTATTTGTAGATGATTAGTGATATTAGAAAAGAATGTCACTACATGGAAATAGAAAACTAAACAAACCTTTTAGAACACCATCAGCTTCTAAGAAGTTTGGAGTTTATGTAAGAAACAAAAAATCAGGTAGAGTTCAGATTGTTAGATTTGGTGCAAAAGGTATGCCAATAAGAAAAAACAATCCAACAAGACAGAGAATGTTTTTTGCTAGATTTAGACCTATCTTGGCAAAAGTAAAAGGACAGAAAACTTTAAGTCCAGCTTATTGGGCTATTCAATCATGGAAAAAAGGGTTTAAGATATGAGCAAAAAAGATGACACAATTAAAGTTAGTTCTGAGTCTAAATTACAGTTACCTCTTGCTAATTTAATTGGGATAATACTTGTCGTAAGTGGTGCAGTATTTGGTTATGCAAACCTTACAGGTCGTATATCATCACTTGAAACAGCAGATACTTTATTCCAAGCTGATCTACTTAAAAAAGCAGAACAAGAACCTAAGAACTTAGAAATGTTTATGTTGATAGAACATTTAGCATCACAAATAGAATCTATAGAAAAAGAGATTGAAGCTAGTAGATACAACAAAGTCAATATAGATCATTTAAAAGAACAAGTTGATGTTATAAATAAACAAATAGAAAAATTAAGAAATGGGAGTCACTAATGGTCGAAGTTGTTTTTGCTCTTTTGCTTATTGTCGATAACGAAATCAAAGAACACAGAATACAGGATAGTTTGAGTAAATGTTTGAAAGCAAAAAGATATGCTATGCGAGATAAATCTCCAAACGATAGAGTTAATTATCAATGTATTAAATCTAAAGCTAACATAGAGATTTACATGGGAGAAAAGAAGATAACTTCTTTAATATTAGAATAATTTATGAGTATAACAATGATTGATTGGTTTATAGCAAGTATTGAAAAGGTAACTAGAAGCATATTTCATTGGTGCTGGAGAGTACAAACTCAAAGAAAACATAATGCAAAAAAGAAAAAGAAATGAGTTTTATTTTAACAATGATGATTTGTTCTGTCATAAATGGCAAAACTCAATGTGTTCCACCTATAACATTTAAAGATAAATATTATGATGCTTATGATTGTATGGTTGATGGATATGTTAAGTCACAAGAAAAGACGATTGAACTAGGTAGAGAAGATGTTAATAAATACAACATCTATATAAAATTTGGTTGCTATGAAGATAACTCTAACAAAACCCCAGCATCATATATCGTCATCAAATAAAAGGTTTAGAGTTTTAATATCAGGTAGGAGATTTGGTAAAACATATCTTGCTATAACTGAGATGATGAAATATGCGGCACTACCTAATCAAAAGATATGGTATGTAGCACCAACTCTTAAAATGGCAAAAGACATCTGCTGGTCAAACCTGAAAGAGATACTTAATAAATTTAATTGGATAGAAGATATAAACGAAACTACTCTTACAATAACAATACGAAAAACAAAAAGCACCATATCACTAAAGTCTGCTGATTTGCCAGATACACTTAGAGGAACAGGATTAAATTTTTTAATATTAGATGAGTTTGCTGACATAGACAAAAGAGCATGGTTTGAAGTTCTTAGAGCATCAGTATCAGATACATTAGGGAATGTTTTTATGTGTGGTACTCCTAAAGGCTATGGTAATTGGTCTTATGAGATGTATCTCAAAGGCAAACAAGACCCTGAATGGGATAGCTTCCAATATACAACATTAGAGGGTGGAATGGTTACACCAAAAGAAATAAATCAAGCTAGACAAGACTTAGATCAAAGAACATTTAGACAAGAGTTTGAAGGTACATTTGAAAATTATGCTGGTGCTATTTATTATAACTTTCACCCTGTTGAGTCTGTTGTAAATAGAAGAATAGATTGGAAGAAACCTTTGCATATTGGAATGGATTTTAACATAGACCCAATGTCAGCTTGTGTTGCACAAATAGAAAAAGAAAAGATTTATTTAGTTGATGAGATAGTAATTTATTCAAGTAATACTGATGAAATGGTGCAAGAAATAAGAGATAGATATGGAACTCAATTACCAATATTTATATATCCTGACCCAGCATCAAGACAAAGAAAAACTTCTGCTGGTGGTAGAACAGATTTATCTATTTTACAAAATGGTGGATTTACAGTTAAAGTAAAACACAGACACCCAGCAGTTCGAGATAGAATAAATGCTGTCAATTCTAAACTTAAAGACTCAAAAGGAAACAGACATATTTTTATTAGCAATTCTTGCAAATATCTTATAAAAGGATTACAAAGACAAACATACAAGGAAGATACAAATATTCCTGACAAAGAAGATGGATTTGACCATATGAATGATGCTCTAGGCTACATGATTGATTTTATAAAACCTTTAGTAACTCAAATGCCAAGTTCAGCACCAACAAGATGGGTTCACAAATAATATGGCTTATACAAGAGATGATGCTTACGAAACGCACAAAGATTACAAAGAAAATGTAAATCTTTGGGAGTATTTTATAAGATCATATAATGGCGGCTATGATTATACTATCGGTCAATATCTAAACAGATACAATCTTGAATTAGATAACGAATACAATCAAAGACTTGGTAACACACCATGCGATAATCATTGTAAAAATATAATTCAAATTTATTCATCTTTTTTGTTTAGAGTAAAAGCTTCAAGGGATTTTGGTTCTATGGCTGACGAGCCTAGTTTAGAATCATTCTTAAAAGACGCAGATTTAGAAGGTAACAGTTTTAACTCTGTAATGAAACAGGCTCAAAATTATGCGGCTATCTATGGTCATGTTTTTATGATTTTAGATAAACCAGCTATACAAACCAGAACAAGAGCAGAAGAACTTAATCAAGAAATAAGACCTTACATATCAATCGTAACACCTGAGAATGTTTTAGATTGGAATTTTAAAAGAGAAGTTAATGGTAAATATTATTTAGACTATCTTAAAGTTAGAGAAGAAGTAGATAAAGATGGTGGTACATATTTTAGGTTATGGTTTCCTGATCGAATAGAAACAATTTATTCAAAAGATGATCGGTCAGACCCAACTACAATAGATACTGCCGATAATCTGATTGGCAAAATACCAGCAGTTATTTTATACAATTCCAAATCGCATAAGAGGGGAATTGGTCAATCAGACCTTCAAGACATAGCAGATTTGCAGAAAAGTATATACAACGAATTATCAGAAATAGAACAACTTATCAGATTAACAAATCACCCATCATTAGTAAAAACTCCAAGTGTCAATGCTAGTGCTGGTGCTGGTGCAGTTATTGAAATGCCTGATGAAATGGACTCAAACTTAAAACCATATTTACTACAACCATCAGGACAAAATCTAAATGGTTTGATGGACTCAATAAATCACAAAGTAGAAGCTATAAATAGGATTGCTCATACAGGTGCAGTAAGAACAACTAAGCAACAAGTATCATCTGGAATAGCTTTACAAACAGAGTTTGAATTACTTAATGCAAGACTATCAGAAAAAGCAGACAACTTAGAAATAGCAGAAGAACAATTATTTAGATGTTATGCTATGTTTCAAAATGCTACATTTGATGGTGAGATTAATTACCCTGACTCATTTAACATTAGAGATTATGCAACTGATTTAATTTATTATCAACAAGCTAAATCTATTGGTATTGGTTCACCTACATTTATGAAAGAAGTTGATAAAGAGATTGCAA